GTTGGGGGGGTGGTGGATTGGGGGGGGGGGTTCGCCCCCGCCGCCCGGCGGCAGGTGGCCTGTGTGGTCCTGCCTAGCCTGTGGGCGCAGGCATTCGTCAACGACGCTGGTGTGCCCGTGCGGCAGACCGCGTCTCTCTGATCTCGAACCGCGTGGCGCTACCTCCTACCACGCGCAGGCCGCCGGGGTGCTCCCGCCGCATCCGCATCCCGGCGGTGCCTATCCGGCTGAGTACGAACAGCCGGTACGCGGGAGTGCTCTCGGCATGTCCCTCCATCCCGGTTGCAAGCGCTCCCGCACCCTCTTCGGGCTCATGGCCCGCTGGCGAAGCCGGCCGCTTGCCGGTGGGTATGCTGCTGTACTCCTCCCTCAGCACGCTACCCGGTCTGTCGATGCCAACTGCCGGGGGCTTCGGCTCCCGGCCTTCTCCTTCCTGAAGGTCGGTGGTGTCGGGGGCGGCAACCCCCGTCAATCCACCTGCTATGCGGGCCACCAGCTCGCCGATCGACTCCCAGTCATCCGACATCGGTTGCTCCGCGTGTTCGTCGACAACGAACATGGCCGAGGAGCCTTCCTAGATGTCGGAATTTCACACCTTGCGCTCAACCAAGCGCACCGCGCGCAAAGAGGCAGTCATGAGCATCGCTGCTGAGGCTTCGAGCCTGCTGCGCCGCGTCGCCGAGCCTCGACCTGTCGGGGACAGCGTCAAGGCCGCCATCAGCCGCGCTGCCCGGAGGGTATCCCGGTTCATGGCGCACCCGATGACGCATGGCCGTGCGGAGGACATCTGGCGTCAGGAGGCACGGATCATTCGCGCCGAAGAGATGGACGCCATTCGCAAGGCGGCGGCTGACACGCGGTTACTGGCGGAGGGACGGGATGCCTTGGCGCAAATCGATGCTCGCATCGCGAGGCTGGAGGCCCTGCTGCTTCAGGACGAGGACTTCCATGGCCCTCAAGTGGCTGCGCATCGCGCGGCGCTTCGCGGTCCTGATCGCCCCTTGGATTGATGGATGAGGAGGGAATGAGGATGAGCCTGCTGTCTGCCATCGCGTCGTGGTTCAAGCGCCCGGCGCCGGTATGGGGCGAGATGCCCGCCGACCTGATGCCGGTGGTCGTCAAGCCGATATTCCCGGCCGACTCGGCTTGGCTGGAGAAGTGCCGGAGCGCGAGGCGTCTTAGCCTTACGCAGACCCGCGTTCTGCAGGTCATCGCCGAGGAATGCGCCAACAGCCGCTATCGTGACTGCCGCATCGGGATGATCGAAATCGCGCGGCGGGCCGGGGCGCATAGCCCGGACGTGTGCGTACTGGCGTCCGACATGGAAAGGCGCGGCCTGATCAAGAGCCGATACAAGCGCCTGAAGCGGAAAGGCAGGTCCGGCACCACGCGCATCATGAAGATTGTTCCGTAGGAGCCCCCATGTCCGACACCATCGCAGCCGCACAGCTCAAGTCGATCATCTCCCGGATCGAAACCCTCGAAGAGCAGAAGCGGGAAACCGCCGATGACATCAAGGAGGTCTACGCCGAAGCACGCTCAAATGGCTACGACGTGAAAGTCCTCCGCCGGATCATCCGCGAGCGCCGCATGGATGCCCGCGACCTGGCGGAGCAGGAGGCCATCCTCGACACATACCGGCATGCCCTCGGGATGCTGGCGGATACTCCGTTGGGCAAGGCCGCCATCGCCAGCGTGTCGGTGCGGGCTGCATGAGCAGGCCGCTAGGCATAGATTTATACTGCGGCCTTGGCGGCTGGACCGAGGGTTTGCTGGCCGAGGGCTATGATGTCGTCGGCTTCGACATCGAGCGGCATGTCTACGGGGAGCATCGCTACCCGGCGCAACTTGTTGTCCAGGACGTGCTGACGTTGCACGGCAGCCAGTTCCGCGATGCGGCGCTGATTGTCGCGTCTCCACCATGCCAAGCATACAGCTATCGGGCGATGCCGTGGAAGCGGGCGAAGGCGTTGCCGCCACCGGACAATACGCTGTTCGATGCTTGCTTTCGCATTCAGCGCGAGGCTTGCGAGGCCGCTGGCCGGCACATCCCGCTGGTGGTCGAGAACGTGCGCGGCGCGCAGAAATGGGTTGGCAGGGCACGATGGTGTTTCGGTAGCTTTTACCTTTGGGGCGATGTTCCTGCGTTGATGCCACCCGTTTTCAAGGCCGCCAAGCATGACGGAAGCGGGTGGCGGGAAAACGGCACGTTACAGTCCTGCAATCGCATGGTTCCTGACGGGCGCAAGGCCCCGGCTGGAACGCAATGGTTCAACGACGGCCCGCGCACACCCGACAGCTTGGCATCTTCGGGCAGCAAGTCGGCGAAGCGCAAGTTCGCTTCGGCGATGATCGCGAAGATACCCCTGCCGTTAAGCCGATACATCGCCCGCACGTTTCACCCTGGCATGATGAGGGCTGCTGCATGACCGGTCGCGCCTCCCGCGACAAGGGCGCCCGCATGGAGCGGTCCATCGTCCACATCCTGCAGGACGCCGGCCTCGCAGCCGAGCGTGTGCCTCTCTCTGGCGCCGCCGGAGGCTCGTATGTGGGCGACGTGTCCTGTCCGGTGCTGGGCGAGGATTGGGTGTTCGAATGCAAGAGCCGGGCTGCCGGGTTTGCGCAGCTCTATGGCTGGCTCGGCGAGCACAAGGGCCTGGTGGTCAAGGCTGACCGGCAGGAGCCCCTGATGGTCATGCGCCTGTCGGATTTCCTGCGGGTGCTGATGGTGGCGGAGGGACGCAAGTGAGTTGGCCCTTCGGCGACCTGCGGCGCGGGCATTACGGGGCGATCCTAGCCGACCCTCCGTGGCGATTTGAGGTTTGGAGCGGAAAGGGCACGGCGCGGTCTGCCGACAACCACTATCCGACGATGGCGGTGGACGACATAGGCGCGCTGCCGGTCGGGGATCTCGCCGCCGATGACTGCGTGCTGTTCATGTGGTCGTGCTGGCCTACGTTGCGCGATGCGTTTGAACTCCTCGACCATTGGGGCTTTACCTACAAGACCTGTGCCTTCTCGTGGATGAAAGCGGACCCGTACCGGCTTTTCGCCGACGACGCGACGCCCTTTGCCGGCATGGGCTACTGGACGCGCGCCAACACCGAGCCGAGCCTTCTGGCAACCCGTGGCAAGCCGAAGCGCCTGCACGCGGATGTGCGGCAGGGGATCATTGCGCCGCGCCGGGAGCATTCTCGCAAGCCTGACGGCATTCACGACCGCATCGAGCGCCTGGTGGGTGGTCCCTACGTCGAACTGTTTGCGCGGGAGCGCCGCAAGGGCTGGGATGCGTGGGGCAACGAGGTGGGCAAGTTTGGAGAGGTGGCGGCATGATCTACGCGCCATGGACGCCCGAGCGTCTTACCCGCGCCCGTGACCTGTGGAACCAAGGATGGTCTGCCGGGATGATCGCCCGCGACCTCGGCGACACCACCCGCAATGCCGTCATCGGCCGCATGCATCGCGACCGCATGAAGGAACTCGGCATCAGCAAGCGGACACGCACCACCATTCCGACTGTGGGCGTGAAGCGCCGCACGAACGCATCTGCGAATCCCCGCAAGGACCGGAGGAAGCCGATGAACGCGATCATGCGCCCGCCGAAGGTAAAGCCCGAGCCGATCCTTTTGTTCCTTGTCGAGCCGACCGCCGAGACTGCCGTCAGCCTGATGGACCTGAGCCATCGGCATTGTCGGTATCCGGTTGGCGTGGCGACGGGTGCAGGGCAGATGTTCTGCGGGGCCGACAAGTGGGCGCCCAAGTCGAGCTTCTGCGCGTGGCATCATCGGATGGTGTGGCGGGTGGCCGCATGAGCATCGAGGCGGCGATCCAGGCGCGGGCTGCCGAGTTGCGGGGGAAGTTCTTTCCTGCAACGACTTTGCGGCCCATTGTGAAGGCCGACCGCGAGACGTGGGCAAAGCCCTTCACTGCGCCATCCGTGCCCATTTTCGACTGGCGCAAAATCCTTGCGCCGTACTGCGCCAAGCTGGGCATCGCTGATCTGGAGATTCGCCGCGAAAAGCGGACGGCCAAGCTGGTCTCCGCCCGCAAGGTCATCGCCCGCAGGCTTCGCGCCGATCGCGGCATGACGGTAGCGCAGATCGCATACGTCATCCGCAAAGACCCGTCCACGGTCGCCAAGTTCCTGTCTGACGATCCCGCTGTTTACTTGCCAAAGCCGGCGAAAGTGGGGGTGCCAAAGGGCACCGTCCTGTCTCCCGCCGAGAAGATCATCGTCCTTGCCTGCGCCATGTATGGCGTTTCGCGGAAGGAGCTTCTGGGCTCCTGCCAGATGCAATTTCTTGTGCTTGCGCGGCGGTATGCCATTGTCCGCTTGCGGGAGCAGCTTGGCCTGTCCTTCGAGGTAATGGGCAAGCTCATGAACCGCGACTACACGTCGACCCGATACCTGTATCTCAAGGCGACGGATGATGCCCGTGGAAATCCGGCATAAGTGCCAAATACGGTAGCGAAGGAGGGGCGGATGAGCGATATTGCGGAAGCGTTTGAGCAGTTCAGGTCCGTGTACCCCAAGCGCAAGGGATCAAACCCTTGGGTGCCGGCTCAGCGGAGTTTCGAGAAGGCCGTGAAGCGGACGCCGCCTGATACCATCATCAACGCCGCCCGCATTTACGCATCCGAGCAACGCGACCTCGGCCATCTGAACACGCCTTACGTCTGTCAGGCGGTCACATGGCTGAACCAGCAGCGCTGGAAGGACTATGAGACCCGCATGGCGCCGACAAAGGCGATGGTGTGGGTGCCGATGGGTGATCCTCGGTGGCGGAAGATGGCGGGGCGCTATTACGCAGAGCGCGGTGTCCTGCCTCCGCACGTCGCTGGCCTGAACGGCCAGGGCTGGCGGTTCCCCGCCGAGTGGCTGGACGAAAAAGGGGGCGGTGACTTTGCTCAGCCATCCGCCCCCGCAACGAAAATTGCGCCTGTTCCCTCTACGGAACAAACATTCCCTAGCAGGAATGGACGTTCTGTGCAAGCGCAAAATTCGCTGTTCGATGGGTGAGCATGGGTTGGCCGGCTTCCGCTCGACAATAGCCGGCTAGTGGCGGGGCGAACTTTCTTGGCCGAGAGGCCAGGTTCCGAGCCCTCGAAGGTCTTGGCATTCGGACTGAGAGATAGCGTAGCACCAAACCCCCAATTTGTAGGCTGCTCCCGGCAAGTAGAGGGAGGGGGAGGCGTCTGGCCCACGATAACGGGCAGCTACGGTATACCGCTGCTTGATAGAGCCCCCTGTGAACCTCTCGGGAGACCGATCCCCGGGAGGGGAGGGTATACGGAAAGAGGAACTATGGCTGGAGGACAGCGAATGAAGGACACAATCATCTCAATCGTGGTGTCGACCGCGGTTCTGACCGGCCTCGGCATCATTGTGGGCGGCAGCCTGTACGGTTGCCAGCAGTCGCGACAAGCCTACTACGCAGCGCAGACGGAATGTGTGGGTCATGGAGGGACGTGGGTGCCGATGAACCAGTATGGCAACGGCGCGATGTGCCTTAACCAGAGGACCGGCCCATGACTGACCAGCCTTCCCCGATGAGCAAACTCCCGTGGAGCATGACGCTATGACCAACCGGCATCGGTCGCCAGCCGTTCTCGCCGAGGCGGAGCGGCTTTGGAAGGAAGGGCTATTCGGGTCAGAGATCGCAGCCAAGCTCGGCGGCGGCATTACTCGCGATGAGGTCGCCGGGATGGCGCGCCGCAGGGGGTGGGGTGTTCGCAGGCCGAGTAGACAGGGTGATGCCGCCATTGTCCTCGCGGCTCTCGCTGAGCACGCGTCTTTCGCTGGCGCGGTCAGCATGCCCGGCCCAGACCTGGCGAAGGCTGCAGGCATTAATGTGCGGAGAGCCGAACGTGCCGTGGCGAAGCTCCTGCGCGATGGTGCGCTGACCGTCATCGCCCGCCCGCATAACCGCCCCACGGTGTACCGGATCGAGGCAGGCAAGGCCGTGCCAGCCAAGCCGGCCACCACGGTTCGTTGGGTGAAGAACCTTGACCACGTCAACCTGCCGCTGGTGCCGGTGAGCCTGCCGCGCCTGCGCTGCCTGGAGGATGCGACATGACCGATCGGGAAGCCCTCATTGAGCGCGCGGCGAGGGCGATCCATTCGTGCGATGGAACGTCTGTTCTGTCGTGGGACCAAGAGGAGGACAGCGATCGGCAGATATATCGGGAGGACGCCATCACCGTGCTCAACGCCGCCTGCCCCGGCCTCCTCAACGGCACCGCATGGCTGGCTCCGTGGGAGATGCCTGACGAGATGTGGACCATCATCCGCCGCCACGGCCGGCACGAAGAAGGCGGCATGCAGGAGTTCACCGAGTTCTACGGCGATTTCGGCAACTGGGCGGCCCTCTGGTCCGAGACACGCGACGCCCATCTCGCCAAGGCCGCCATTGAGCCGAAGGATACGCCCCATGACTGATCGGGAAGCCATCATCGAGCGTGCGGCGAAAGCGATGTATGCGCAGAGCGGTGGCTCTGACTTGCCGTGGAGCGATGTGGTGCAGACTGTGCGCGAGGCGTTTCTCGCGCTCGCCCGCGCTGCCGTGGATGTCATCGACATTCCCGGCACAGCATGGCTGGCCCCGTGGGAATTGTCGTCTGATGTCAAGACTGCGGCGTTTGAACCTGTGTTCCGGTGGATGTGCAACGAGTTGAATGAGATAGCCAAATCTCGGCGGAACGAGCCGCCGATGGACGCCGAACTCGCGGCGATGGACAGTGGCTACCGAAGCGGGCTGCTGGCTTATTCAAGTGACGAGTTCACGGAAATCTGGCGGGCTTTCCGCGACGCCCATCTTGCCAAGCCCGCCACTGACGCGAGCTAGTGCATTGCCCCGCCGCAAGCGCAGGAGAAAGCCAGTGACGACCGCGACGCTTGCCCCCAGCGTGCCCGTCATCGAGGTCCGCAACCCGCGCTATCAGCCGGGCCATCCTGACGAGCTGGAGCGCGTCACGGTCGTCCGCGCCATGCGCACGGATGCCCTGGTGCGCCTCCACCATGCCCGTAGGATCGACGACTGCGCCTATGAGGCAGGCAGGATGATGCAGGCGCTGATGGAAGCGGCAGAGGTCCGTGGCCCCCGCTCTGTCGACACCACTCAGGAGCCGGTCGACGGCGGGGGAGGAGTGCCGACGATCATGTCTGACAGGCAGTTCAAGGCGATCAAACAGCTCAACTCGATCTATCCGGTCCTCGGGCAGGACGGTTATGCTTTGGTCTACGCGGTGCTGGCGAAGGGTATGATGCCCGAGCAATACGGGCGGGCGATGGGGATGACGGACCTCCGCGACCTGAACGCGCTGGGGCGGGAATTGCGCCGTCGACTCGATAATCTCGCCGTGGTGTTTGGGCTGGCGAAGGACAATGGTGGCCGGCGCGCGAAACACGGTTGACAAGCCTGTCAGGCATGTATAGGCAAATTGCCATACTACGGAAGCTTGTGCTGAGCGGCTGGTTCGCAGGGAAAGCCCACCAGCCACTCATCCGCCGGGCGGCGTCGCAGGACAAGCCCCGCCGACCGGTCCAGACTGCCAAACGGCTGCGCTCGGGCTGGCACCCTTGCGCGGCCGTTCCCGTCAAGCCTCCCGCGTCACCCGCTCCACGTACTCCACCGAGAATTGCAGCGCCAGCATGAGCCTAAGCAGCTTCGCCACTGGCTCTGGCGGTCCTGTCTCTGCCCATCGGTGAGCAGTGATCCGGTGTACCCCGAAGAACTCCCCGGCCCCAGTCTGACTGAGGCACAGGGCGTCGAGGGCGGCGATGTATTCGGACGCGGTCATGCTTCAAGCGCCATCTGCGCCTCGCCGAGCCTCTTGAGCAGATAGCCCATCTCCTCGAACGTGGGCTTCTGTCCCTGCCTGACACGGATGGTCAGCACCATGAGTGCATCGGCGATCGACTGGGCTGCGGTACGGACTGCGAAGGTCTGTGCGAACGTGGTCATTGTCTGAGGCTCCGGTGGGAGGGAAGGGGAAGGCGGCCTAAGCCGCCACCTTGTCGGCGCTGATGATCGCGGCCATCGAGTAATTGCCGAAGGGCTTGAACTGCTCGATGCCGTTCCACACGGACAGCCCACGCCGGACGGTCTTGCCGTGGACTTGGACGGTCACGGACTTGGCGGTGCGGCCGAGGATCGTGAAGGAGAAGATGCAATCCGCGTCGCAGATCGAGCGAGTGTAGTAGGTGCGGCCGGTCTGGAAGGTGGTCATCTGCGTGTCTCCCGTTTCGATGTGGTCAGTGTAGCAAAATGCACGGCCATGTCAACGCAAATCGCAGCCATCAGTTCACGAATTGTAACAACGGCAATCGGCATGGATCGTGACACGGTGGCCGTGGTGGTTGCAACGCTGGTGGGAATATCCGCCATGCTGGCGTGCATCTTCTGGCTTGCGTTCGCGTTGGCGCCGCCTCGCCCGACTCAGGCCGTGGCCGGCGCTGCTCACGAAGCCCGCAAAAGTCAGTATCCGCAGCCTGCCATTGTCAGTCCGTACTGCACGCTGTCAGTCGCCGGAACGTGCTTTGCCGGCCCGTGATTGACCTCGCCATCAAGGGAGCACCAAGTGAACGTACTCAACATCGGCGGCGGCGGCATGATAGTCGCGTATCTGGCATTCTTTGCCGTCGCGCTGTACTATTACCCGGAGTTGTGGGTGGTGTTCGGCGTCATCGGGCTGCTGATTGCGGCCATTCTGCTTGACGCGCGCCGTCGAACTTGGGGTGACTGAAGCGTCATGCCCGCTGATGAAAAAACAGGCGCCAACAAACCGCATCGCTGGCAGCCCGGGGAGAGCGGCAATCCCGATGGGCGCCCCAAGGGCTCGCGCAACCGCCTGTCGGAACTGTTCTGGGTAGACCTGCACGACGCATGGGTTGAGAAAGGCAAATCCGCGATCAGCCGGATGATCGAGGACAAGCCCGGCGACTTTGTGAAGGTGGTGGCGAGCCAGATGCCGAAGGAGTTTCTGGTCAAGGGCGCATCGTTGGAAGACGTATCGGATGAGGAGCTTGGAGAGATCATCGCTGCCCTTCGATCCTTCGTCGGCGCCGAGCGTGCTGCAGCGGCTCGAGGCGGAGATGCGGCGACGCAAGGAAGTCGAAAGGCTGGAAGCAAGCTTCAGCGAGTTCTGCGCTGCAGCCTGGCGCGTCATCGACGCCTCGACCTATGAGAGCAACTGGCATATCGAGGCAATCTGCCAGCACCTTGAGGCGGTCGCAGACGGGCGCATACGCAAGCTCCTGATCAACATTGCGCCGAGGCACAGCAAGACGCTGATCGTCTCGGTGCTGTTCCAGTGCTGGATATGGGCGCAGACACCCGAAGCTGATCGGCCGCTCTGTGGGCCGCAGGTCAAGTTCCTCTGCGTCAGCTATGGCGACGCGGTGGTGTACGATGCTGCGGTTCAGGCCCGCCGGCTGATTGAAAGCGACTGGTATCAGGAGCGCTGGGGCAAGCGGGTCAAGATCGCGTCGGACCAGTCGGCGAAGAACAAGTTCGACACGACTGCGGGCGGCTCGCGGATCAGTTCGCCAATGGGCGGCGCGGTCCTTGGCCGCGGTGGCGATATCCGCATCATCGACGATCCGATCAAGGCGGACGAAGGCGAGTCGGAAGCAATCCGGGAGGGCGTGATCGCCTCATACGAGGCGACGCTTCGATCGCGTGTCACCGACCCGCGCACGACGGCAACGATTCTGATCATGCAGCGGCTGCACGAGCGGGACCTGGCTGGCCACATCCTCGCGACCGAAAAGGATTGGGTGCATCTCTGCCTGCCGGAGGAATACGATCCCCGCCGGCATTGCTCGACGATGCTCGGGTGGAACGATCCGCGCACGGAACAGGGCGAGCTGCTGTGGCCTGAGCGGTTCAGCCTGGACTATCTGGAGCCATTCAAGCGCAACCCGTTCATCTGGTCGGGGCAGTACCAGCAGGCGCCCGCGCCTCCGGGTGGTGGCATCTTCAAGACGGACTGGTGGCAACTGTGGCCGCCGGAGGGCGAGACCTTCGACGAGCGGGGCAACCCGATCGATCCTGCGACCGGCGAGCGCAAGTGGCTTGAGTTCCCGCCGATGGACTATGTCGTGGTCAGTGTCGACACGGCATTGACGACGAAGGAAGAGAACGACTGGAGCGCTTGCACGGTCTGGGGCGTGTTCACCAACGAGCGCAACCTGATCAAGGTGGTGTTGCTCTGGGCGTGGCAGGACCGGCTTGCGTTTCATGAACTGGTCGAGAAGATCATCCTGACCTGTCGCGGCAAGGAGAAGCGCACACGGCGGGATGGCACGGAATACGAGGCCATCTTGGGCTTCAAGGCGGATTCGTTGCTGATCGAGGCCAAGGCGAATGGCTGGTCGGTGATCCAGGAGATTGCGCGCCTGTGCAAGGGCGAGGAGTTCGGGGTGTATCCGTGGGACCCGAAGAAGCACGGGGGCGGCGACATCATCGCGCGGGCGCATGCCGTCAGCCACCTGTTTGCGGCAAAGATCGTCTATGCGCCGGATCGGGATTGGGCCACGAACCTAATTGACGAGATGGCAATGCTGCCCAAAGCGGCACACGACGACTTGAGCTCGTCCGCCATCCAGGCGCTCAAGTTTCTGCGGGACCAAGGCTTGCTGTCGACGCGGGATGAGCGTCAGGCGCAACTCGATCGTCTCGCCGACTACAAGGCAGCACGACCTGTGATGAGGCCCTATGACGTGTGACGTGACGCAGGCTCGCTTGAGAGAGCTTTTGCACTACGATCCGGAGACTGGCGTGTTTACGTGGCGCCTCAGTGGGCGCGGTCGCACCATGCGCGCGGGCGCGGTGGCGGGCTCTCGCATGCCCAAGGGATACATGACGATCAAGTTGGACGGGCGCCGCTACCTGGCGCATCGGCTGGCGTGGCTGTACGTTCATGGCGAGTGGCCGCCGGAATGGATCGACCACAAGAACCGCGTGGTCGACGATAACCGGATCGCGAACCTTCGCTTGGCGTCGCCGACTGACAACGCCGGCAACCGCGTAAAGCAGTCGTTCAACCGGTTGCCCAAGGGTGTGACGGTTTACTCAACCAAGTACGGGACCTATATCAAGGCTTCGGTCCAGCACGCGAACGTGAGGCACAACTTGGGCCACTTCGACTCCATCGATGCGGCGGCTGCTGCTTACGCCGCAAAGGCGCGCGAGTTGTTCGGCGAGTTTGCGCACCACTGATGTCCTGCGGCCACCACCCGAAGAGCGAAGGCCCTTCCCATCTGCTCGACAGCGCCATCAGCGACCCGAAGGTCAGGCAGAAGCTCGCTCGTGGCGCCAAGGTCGACCGGCAGCACGACGTGCCTTACACGGGCGGCATCAGCAACGATGGGCGTACCGTCTACATCGACCGCCATCTGCCGACCTCGCTCAAGATCGGGCGGCTGAGCATCAACCCGGTTCCCTACTTGCAGGTTCACGAGCGGACCGAGCACGCCCTGATGACGGTCCTCGGGATGAAGTACCAGCAGGCTCACAAGCTGGCGACCACCGCAGAGCATCGGAGGCTGCGGCACAACGGGATCGACCCCGCCGCATACGAGGCGGCGCTCAAGCCATACATCAAGGCCGATGACGTGGAGAAGCTGAAGAAGGTCCCGGCGAACCTGTTCATGGGGCCCTATCGGGACGAGCACGACACGGCGCTGGAGAAGCGCATGGCGGAGGCGAGGTGAGCGGCGAGCCTATCAGGTGGCCTGATCCGCGCGACCCGAAGTGGCCGCTGCTGTACGGGCAGTCTGTCGTCCGCTGGCTGATGCGGCAGTATTCGGTGGAGGGGAAATGACTGAGACCCGCGAGATCGTCGTCAAGCTTGACCCGTCCGTGCCGCGCTGGATCGCGTGCTACGAGCCGTATGAGACGGGCGACCATGTCGGGCGTGGGGAGAGCGAGTCCGACGCGATAGCCGACCTGCTGATGCAGGACGGGCGATACGTTGCACCAGTGGAGGCTGATGCGAAATGACCGCGCACAAGAACGCAGCCGAAATCGAGCAAGTGGCACGCGGGTTCTGCTTGAACCCCGACGAATTGACGGGTTGTGGAGTATATGACGCATGGAACCCGCACGAGTCCGAGGCGCCTTATTGTCCGGCGGAGGGTGAGCCTGTGCCAGACATTCTGTGCCGGGAGCCGAAGTGGACGCTGTGGACCAAACGCGCCGAGCGTCTGATCCGGGAGTCCGATGCTGTCTTTGGGGAGGGGAAACGATGACGAGCATTGAGCACTGGCGGCTTTCCTGACTCTCCGGTCCCTGACGCCACGCCGGCATCTTCCTTCGGCGCTGGCCTGTCGGGCTTCAATCCTCCCGAACCGGCAGAGGACAATGCGGTCGTCGTCACCGAGCACGAGGATGGTGGCGTCACAGTCGAACTCACGACCGGGGGCGATGACGAGGACGATGGTGACGACGGCTTCGACGCCAACCTGGCCAAGCGCTATGCCGGCCAGTGCCCGACGATCGCGGCCAACCTGCTCGATGCCATCAGCGCCGACGAGCGCAGCCGCAGCGAATGGGTGGAGGAATACAAGGCCGGGCTCGACCTCCTCGGCCTGAAGATCAACGACGCTGCCCCGGGCACATCGACGCAGGGCGGCAGCATCGCGGGTGCGTTCAACAGCCGTGTTCGCCACGGCATTCTGCTGGAGGCGTGTCTGCGGGCGCAGGCAATGGAGCGGGGCGAGCTATTGCCCGCCGCCGGCCCGGTCAAGGTGCGCAACGACGGTGACGAGAACCCCGAGCGCGACCAGCTTGCGGCCGATCTCGAAGAGGACATGAATCACTGGCTCACGGTGACGGCCAGCGAGTATTACCCCGACACGGACCGGATGCTGTTCGCGAAGGCATTCGGCGGCAATGCGTTCAAGAAGGTCTATTACGACCCGATCCGCAAGCGGCCGGTCTCGGAGAGCGTCGAACTGCCTGACCTGATCGTCAGCAACGACGCCACCGACATGGCGAATGCGACGCGCGTCACGCACCAGATCATGATGACGCACGTCCAGTACCGGGCGATGGTAGAAGCTGGCGTGTGGATCGACACGTCGATTGGATTGGTGCCGGCGGGCATCCCGACGCCGATCCAGACGACGGAAGCGAAGATTCGCGGCATCCAGGCGACGCCCGAGCGGCAGCAGGATGTGCCGCATACGATCTACGAGTGTTACACCTATCTGGACCTGGAGAAGACCGGCGGCGGGACTGACTCGCCGGACATGGACCTTGATCCGCTGCCCTACAAGGTGACGATCGACAAGGACACGATGACGGTCCTTGAGATCCGGAGGAACTGGCGTCCTGATGACGAGATGAAGCGCCCGCGCAAGCGCTTCGTAAAGTACGGCTTCATCCCCGCGATGGGGTTCTTGGACCTGGGTTACCTGCACATTCTCGGGCAGGACGCCAAGGCGCTGACGGCGATCGAGCGCATTCTGATCGACGCGGGGATGTTCTCGAACTTCCCGGGCGGCATCAAGGTGCGCAGCCGCAACGACCCGAACAACATCATGCCGGGGCCGGGACAGTTCATCGACATCGATCCGGGGATTGGCGCGAAGCTGTCCGATGTCATCATGCCGCTCCCGTACAAGGGGCCGATGCCGGAGCTTATCCAGCTCTGGGACATGATCCAGCAGAACGCCAAGAGCAAGGCGGCCACGATCGACCTTGAGATCGGCGAGGGCCGCACGAACATGCCTGTGGGCACGGTCATGGCGATGATCGAGCAGCAGACGCAGATGATGACCAGCGTCCACAAGCGCGACCACACGAGCCAGCAGGAGGAGTTCATCCTCTTGCGGGAGTTGTTCGCCGAGTATCCCGAAAGCCTGTGGCAGGACAACCCGAACGCCACACGGCACTGGAAGAAGGAAGAACTCGACGACCTGAGCCTGGTGCCTGCGAGCGACCCGAACATTCCGGCGCAGACGCACCGTATCCTGATGGCGTCGGGCGTGGCGATGCTGGCACAGCAGAACCCCGGCCTGTACGACCAGCGGGCGACGCAGGAGTATCTGCTGGAGACGATCCGGGTTGGCGAGAACACGATCCAGCGGCTGTTGCTGCCGCCGCAGCCGGCGCCGCCTCCGGGACAAGACCCGCAATCGCTGATGATGCAGGCGCAAGCGGCTGTCGTGCAGGCGCAGGTGCAGAACGAGCAGCAGAAGACGCAGATCCAGGCCCAGAAGGCGCAGGCGGACACTGCCGCGAAGATGGCGCAGATCAAGGCCGACCTGCAGAAGCACATGGCGGACATGGCGGACGCGGCGGCTGATCGGGCGAGCCGGGAGCGGATAGCCGAGATACAGGGGCGGGTGCAGTTGCTCTTGGCCGGCATCGAGGCTTTGAACAACGTGCCGCCTGATCCCGTCAACAGTCAGTTCAACGGACAGCAGGCCCAGCAACCGAGGACGGTGCAGTGAACGCCTATCAGTTTGCGCGCGGGGCCGTTGACGTGGACCATCTGCGCCGCTGTTTCCAAGCCCTGTATGACGAGGACGACAAGCGCTCCCCAGTTGAAAAGCTGGCTGCCGAAAGCGAGATCACGCGCGATCGGTACTGGAGCCAATTCACTTTCGTGAAAGGACAAGACTGATGGACCTCAAAGGCTCTGCCCGCGACAATGCCTCGCGGGTTGGCAAGTACCTGAGCAACGCTGGCGTCTCGCCTCCGGCCAAGTATGCGGACGGCGGCAAGGTCGGCGGCAAGAAGCCCTCGACCACGATCCAGATCAACATCGGTGGCAATCGCGGTCAGCCCGGCATGGACCCGAACGCGATGGCGGCCATGGCTGCGGCGAGCAAGCCACCGCTGGTCAATCCTCCGCCGGCCCCTGCGATGCCGCCTCCGGGTGGCCCGCCGATGGGTGGACCGGGCGGTCCTCCGGGTGCGCCTCCGATGCCGGGAATGCCGGGCATGAAGCGCGGCGGCAAGGCTGGTCCGGTGCCGATGGAGTTCGGCGCGATGACCGGGGTTGGCCGCGAGGAGAAGATTCTCAACCAGGCGAAGGCTTCCGGCCAGTCGCAGCCGATCAAGGGCACGGCGATGAAGGCGCAGAAGGCCATCGTGGGGAAGCGCGAGAAGTGATCGACATTGTCGAGATAGTCCATCCCGGCGGCGAGTACCGCCGGCTGAACCCTGCACGCGACGCGCGGCTTGCACTGGCCCGCAAGCGCCGCATGCGATGGATTTACAAGTGGCGGCATGGATTGCCGTGTCGCAGCCAGCCCGCGCACGCGGACCGGGGCAAGCTGCGCACCATTTGTGCGTGGGAGCGGTTTGGCCGTTGAGCGACCCGCGCCTCTGGCCGCTTGTCCGCCGCGCCATAAACGAGCGCATGGACAACGTCGTCGGCGACATGAAGCGTGGGGTGGCCGAGAGAGAGTATCTGCTGGCCTGCGGAGAGATCAGGGGCTTGCAGTTTGCTTTGGACACCGCACTTAATGTGATTAAGGACATCAACTCCGGGCAGGATATGGAGGACGTTTAGTGCCAAAGGCTATCATGGCGGTTCATACCAACGATCCGCGAGACGAAATCTGGGAGAAGATCGGACCGCTCGTCGACAAGGTCGAGATGCTGGGCGCCCGCGTTCTGGTCGCCACCTACAAGCGGGCGGAGAAGACCGCAGGCGGCATCTTCCTCACCCACAAGACGATCGACGAGGACGACTACCAGGGGCGCGTGGGGCTGGTCCTGAAGATGGGGCCGCTGGCGTTCAAGGAAGACGACACGCACGTCTGGCCGGGGAATGTGCCGAAGGTCGGCGACTGGGTGCTGATGAACATCGGCGACGCGCGCCGGATGACGCTGGGCGAGTGGCCGACGCGGATTATCGAGGACGTGCATATCGCCGGCATTCTCGATCGGCCGGATGTCGTCTGGTGAGCGGGTATCTGAGCCTCGTCGACGAGACGCGCCTCAAGCTGCGGGACAAGCGTCGTCGCCGGCTGATCTACAAGTGGCGCCACGGTCTGTCCCACACATGCCGCCCGCTTCATGGCGATCGCGGCAAGCTGGCTTTCATCGAGGCGTGGGAGAACTGGGAGCGTCTGACCCCCAAACCTCATCCCTTCGTCGAAGCACGGATAAAGGCTGCGACCGAAGCACTGACAAGCGCGATAGAGCGCCAACTGTTCGGGGACGCACGTGCCTGACCCGACCATCACCGACTGGCTCGCCCGCTGGTACGCCGCATCCATCGGCAAGGAGGATCAGGGCACGGTGGCCGACGCCTTCGTGGCCGCCTGCAATGCCGATGCTGACCTGAAGGCTGCCGCTCTTGCCCGCAGGCTGTCGCCGGGAAGCTCCGTCCTGCAGCGCGACCACATCTCGCGCGTCCACAATGCCCTTCTGGAGAGGATCACCTGAGCATGGCTGACGTACTCGACGAAGCCATTGCGGCAACCGAGGAGCAGGCTACTCCTGCTCCTGCCGTGATGGTGCAGGAACAACCCGACACCGAACCCGACCCGATCGCGGACATGAAGGCGCAGCTTGAGGCTGCGAACAAGGCCCGCGACGAAGCCAACGCCCGCGCTGCCGAGGCACAGGCCCGCGAGGCCGAGGCCCGCCAGCAGCAGCAGACTGCCATCCACCAGCGCTTCGGCGCGCAGGAGTCGGCCATCGCGCAGGCGTTGGCTGCCGCCACCAACGACATCGCCTCGCTGAAGGCGGCTGTCACCCGCGCGCAGACGGAAGGCAACTTCGACGCTGCGACGGAAGCCATCGACCAGCTCGCCGACGCCAAGATCAGGCTGAAGCAGGCTGAGGGCCAGCAGCGCTGGATCAACGACGCCAAGGGCAAGTTCGCACAGGAGGCCCAGCAGGCCGAGCAGACGGCCCGGCAGGCACCAGCCGATCCGCTCGCTGGCATGACCCCGCAGGCCCGCCAGTGGGTGAACGCGCACCCGCGCTTCCTGACCGACGAAGGCTGGCGTTCCAAGGCGATTGCCGCTGCCAACTACGCCGAAAAGGTGCTGGGGCATGCGGCGGACTCGCCCGAGTACTACGCCCACGTCGAGACTGCCTTGGGTGAACGTCCGGTTGCCGATGACGGCTACCAGACCGAAGCCCGCCCGCAAACCCGTCAGAGGACCGCTGCAATGGCCGCAGCCCCGAGCCGTTCCATGTCGCCCTCGCACGCCCAGACCCGGCAGACGTTCAGCCTGTCGCCTGCGGAGAAGGAGGCTGCGCTGTCGACGATGGGCGAGATGAAGAAGCCGGACGGATCGAAGTTCTCGCAGGGCGAGATATTCGCCCGCTACGCCCAGAACCGCGACCGGATGAACCGAGAGAAGCCGCTGACGCCGGTGGCTTGAGGAGAGAACAAACCATGACCGAAGAAGCCATGCCGCAGCCTGCCCGTCGCCGGGGCCGTCCCCCGGTGCGTGAGGCTGCCGAAGCCACCGCCTCGCAGCGCCGCAGCCAGAGGAGCGACCAGCGCCGCGCCCCCGGCCGCACGGAAACCGGCCGTCTCCGCGTCAACCAGAACGGCGATCTGTTCTGGATCGACGACAGCCGCCGACCCGAGCACATGCGCTACCAGTGGAATGCGGTCTCGGTCCTCGGCAACGACGAACTGCCCAAGCGCCGCTCCATCATGTACGCGATGAACGGGTGGAAGCCTGTCCCGCCCGACCGGCACCCCGAGATAGTTGGCGCCGGCTTCACCGGCAACGAGATCGTCATCGGCGGCCTTCGCCTGGAGGAACGCCCCGAGGAGATGAGCCTCGAAGCCGAGCAGGAGGACCGAGAGAACGCCGAGAACCAGGTCCGCAACAACTTCCGCCAGTTGAAGCTGAACGACGCCGGCCAGTTGCCGCGCGCCGATCGGCATGGACGGTCGCTGGTCAGCGTCAAGCGGGAGCAGGCCATTGCGGTGGCGCCGGATGCTTCGGCCTACGAATACCCGGACGGCGAGCGAGGCGTTTAGCCGATGTCGGGAGGAAAGAAGCGCAAGGTCCTGCTTTTCCTGCCTTGCTATGGCGGGAAGATCGAGGAGGAAACGTCGGCCACGGTTGCGGGTATCATCCGAGCCTTGGTCGAGAAGGACATGTTCTTTGGGTACATGTCGTCCTCGCATGCCGACATCGTGCGGGTGCGGAACGGGTTTCTGACGTACTGGTACGACAATTTCCCGGACTGCACGGACTTTTTGCTGATCGACGCGGATATGGCTTGCGATGCCCGCGTCGTCCTCGACATGATCGCGTTCGACAAACCCATTGTGGGTGCGATCTATCCCTCGCGAGGTTCGGACGAGATTGAGTGGGTAGTGCGGACGAAGAAGGGCGCCCGCGTCACTGAGAGCGGCTTCATGGAGGTTGCCGGGGTTGGCGGTGGCCTGCTTCTGATCCAGCGCGAAGCTATCACGCAAATGCTGGAAGCCGGTCAGATCGTGGTTCACGACCGCCGCGACGACAAGTATGTCGACTGGAAGTTCCTCGACAAGAATGGGATCGCGCGCATCTTTTCGGCCTTTGATCCCACGGTCGAAGTGGATGTTGGCGTGCTGTCGGACGACTATTCGTTCTGCGAACGCTACAACCGTTCCGGCGGCACCATCTGGGCGAACGCCGTCCAGCCCATCGGTCACGTCGGCAAGAAGGAGTGGAACGCATCCTTCCTGCGCAAGCGGCCCGGCATGTCCGGTCTGCACTTGCGCGACCTCTTGAAGCCGGAGCGGAAGACATCGGTCATCGACATCGGCGCGGCAGCCTTCGACGGCACGCCGCTCTATGCCGACATGCTCCTGCAGGGGCTTTGCACGGTGACGGGCTTTGAGCCCAACCCGGCCGAGTACGAGCACCTGAAGCAGTTCAACCGCGAGGACCAGCGCTACCTGCCGCACCTGATCGGGCGCGGCGGGCATGAAACCCTGACGGTCTGCCAGTCGCCGGGCATGACCAGTATCAAGGAGATCGACCAAGGCATTGCCGGCTTCTTCCGCATGACCGAGCACTGCAAGACGGTCTCGGCGGGAGAGCACATCTCGGTGATGCTCGATCAGGTTCTCGCCGACGAACTGATCCCGGAGGCCAAGGGAGACCCGGACGGGTATGCATGGCCTCTGCCGGTCGACTTCCTCAAGATCGACGTGCAGGGCGCCGAGATGGACGTTCTGAACGGTCAGATGCGGACGCTGAGTTCTGCCGTGGTGGTGCAGGTGGAGGTGCCGTTCATTCCCTTCTACGAGGGGCAGGCGAGCTTTGCGGAGATCGACAAGTACCTGCGGGGGCGGGGCTTCATCCTGCATCGGCTGATCCGCCAGAAGCACCTGCCGGTCTGGCAGTTGCCGAACTGGAAGGTGGACATGGCAACGCAGGTCATCGACGCCGACGCGATCTATGTGAAGAACTACATCAACCCGGTGACGCCGCTGACCGTGGAGCAGTGGAAGCACCTGAGCCTCCTGGCGCATTGCGTACTGGGTGCGCCTGACCTTGCTTGCGGGGCTGCGAGCATGGTGAGTAAGGAGGCGGCCGCGACCTATGAGCGGTCTTTCGGCTAAACTCGCTTGACGGCTTAACCGCCGTCGTTTAACTGGTAAGTTAAGCGTTAATCCCGCTTCGGCGCTCGAAGCGGATGACACAGACCTGCGGGTCTCGCTGACGCGCCGTCGGCCAAGCCGCGATCCTATCCTGGAAAAACCATGTCGAACTCCCTCACGGGGTTCGGGTTTGTGCAGGTGGGTACTTCGCACGCGGTCGACCCGTCGTTCGGGACCCACACCTACCCGATCCTCTCCACCTATGCGACCACGATCGCCCGAGGCGATCCGGTCGTCCTGAACTCGTCCGGTTACGTCAACCTGGCGACGGCCGGCGACACGACCATTCTCGGTGTCTTTGACGGCTGCACCTACACTGACACTGCGCAGGTATCCCCGTCCCAGCAGCAGAATGCATGGACTGGCCCCAGTACGGCGGTTGCCGGCTCGGTTCTGGCCTATGTGATCGACGATCCGACCGCGACGTTCCGCGTCCGTGTGTCGAATGGCCCGATCACGGCGGCGCAGGTTGGCGAGACCGCCACCTTCGTTGCGGGCACGTACAACTCCTATACCGGCCGTTCCACCACTCTGCTCAATGCCACGACGAGCACCACGACCTCGTATCCGTTCAAGATCATCTCGGTCCTGGATGCGCCGGTCAATAACGACAGCACCAGCTCAGGCAATATCGTTGTCGTGAAGGGCAACGGCTGGTGGCTTGGCTCCACGACTGGCATCTAACGGGGAGCCATGAACCATGTCTGTCAATCTCGCATCTGAACGCAATCTTCTCCTCCCCGGCCTGATGGAAGTCACCGGGCAGTATGACCTGATCCCGAAGCAGTATCCGCGCTACATGGACAAGCGCACCTCGATGCTGAATCAGGAGCGGGTCGCTGAAGAGCGCTACCTCGGCCTTGCCGCCCTGAAGAACCAGGGTGCCCCGGTCGAGTTCGACAACGCATCGGGCGACCGGTACGTCTACAACATCACTCCCGCGGTCATCGCGCTCGGTTACGCGATCACGCAGGAGGCGATCGAGGACAACCTCTACAAGTCGCAGTTCAACCCGACGAACCTCGGTCTGCAGAACTCGTTCAACCAGACCAAGGAAATCCTCGCCGCCAACGTGCTGAATACCGGCACGACCTACAACTCGGCGGTCGTCGGCGACGGCAAGGCGATGTGCGCGACTGATCACCCGGTCGAAGGCAACACCTACCAGAACCGGCCGAGCGTCGACCTCGACCTGAACGAAAGCGCGCTGGAAACCGCTGCCATCCAGATCAGGTACTTCCTCGATCAGGCCGGCATGCGCATCATGGCGCGTCCGCAGAAGCTGCTGGTTCCCCCGCAGCTCCGGTATACGGCGATCCGCCTCATGGAGACGGAACTCCGCCCCGGCACCGCGAACAACGACATCAACGCGGTTCGGTATACCGGCGAGTATGCGGGCTTCGAGGTGCTGGACTTCCTGACCTCGCAGTATGCGTGGTTCGTGAAGACCACCATCCCCGGTGGCGTCTGGCTGGAGCGCGCTCCGTTCGACATCGACATGCAGGTGGACTTCATCACGAAGAGCCTGCTGGTCACCGGACGCGAGCGTTACGCGATGAGCTACTACGACCCTCGGTGGTGCTGGGGCTCATTTCCAACCAGCTAGGGTTGTGTCCACAAGTAGGGCAAAAGTAACAACCCGAACAACGACAATAGACCTCCGTGTCTGTTCATGCTATGTTCCTTGGCATCGGACACGGAGGTACTTGAATGCCCGCTCGTATTGCTCGCAAGGTAAAAGACATCACTGCCGAAGAGGTGCGTCATCTCTTCAGCTACGATCCGGAGACGGGGTCGCTTCGTTGGAGGACAAAGCCGTCCCCCAACGCGCACCTGTCCAAGGTCGGGAAAGAAGTCGGGTACGTCCGCAACGGCTATCGGATGGTGACCGTCAGGGGCGCGGTGGTTCTCGCGTCACGGCTGGCATGGCTGCACCATTTCGGCGAGTGGCCCGCGCGGCAACTGGAGTTCAAGGACGGGGATGCCACGAATATCCGCATCGCCAACATGTCGGTGCGGCAGGGTCTTGATCAGTCCTTTGACCATAAGAGCCGCGAAGGGCGGTCGGCTTACCTGCGGGCGCACCGAGCTGCTTTCCCGGAGCACTACCGGGAGCGCGTGCTTCGCAATTCCTTCGGGCTGACGTCTGAGGATTACGAGCGCATGCATGCTGAGCAGAGCGGCGTGTGCGCCATCTGCTTCAGGCCGGAGACAATGTTGCGGTGGGGTAAGAACACGCCGCTTTCGGTCGACCACTGCCACGAGACGGGCAAGGTTCGCGGCCTGCTCTGTGCGTCTTGCAACCAGATGATCGGCAAAGCCGGCGACAGCATCGAACTGCTTCGGAATGCAATCGAGTATCTGCGGCGCCATTCGGATGAGCCGTCGTGGGACTCGCATACCGGCGCGCCACCGGAGTCTGGCGTAACCAAGCCCACAGCTATAGCTGCGGATAGAAGGGCAATTCTCCCATGGCAAACGTAACCAACTCCGGCCCGGCCGGTCCTCCGACTGCTCTCTCCAGCCTCACCGTGGCTGGCGTTCCGATCATCACGTCGGGCGGCGCTCCGTTCTTCACCGGCAACTGGTACTTCTGCGACGCGGTGAACGGCAGCGACGGCAACCCCGGCTCCGCCAACTTTCCCGTCCAGACGCTCTCGCAGGCGTACAGCCTGACGACCTCCGGCCACAACGACGTGGTCGTGATCGTGTCGGATGGCACCACCGCTTCCACGCAGCGCATCTCCTCGACGCTGACGTGGGCGAAGAACGCCACCCACCTGATCGGCATGGCGCCCCCGGTGCGCATCGCCTCGCGCGCCCGTATTGCGCCGCTGACCACAGCCACCACGAACATCAATCCGCTGGTGTCGGTCACCGGCAATGACTGCATGTTCGCCAACTTCTCGTTCTTCCAGGGCATCGGCCAGGCGTCGACCGACGAGAAGCTGATCGACATCACCGGGCAGCGCAACTACTTCGGCCTGATCGACTTCGGCGGCATGGGCCATACCAACGGCGCCACCCGTGCGGGCTCCTACATCATCGGGCTCGGCGACGGCTGCGGTGAGAACACCTTCGACACCTGCACGGTCGGTCTGGAGACGGTGCAGCGTTCGGGCGCCAATTCGAGCGTTCTGGTCAAGGGGCCGAGCACCCAGCGCAACAACTTCTATAACTGCCAGTTCATGATGGCGGCGAGCGCGACGAGCCCGCTGTTCCTCGACCTGTCGGCGGCCAATTGCCTGAACGGATCGAGCATGACCTTCCGGAACTGCATCTTCCAGAACCTGACGGGTATCAGCGCGGCGTCGAACCCGGCAGTGGTGGCGACGCTGAACGCCACGGTCAACGGCGTTCTGGTCATCGACCAATGCACGACGAACGCGACGAAGTGGGCTTCTGCGACCTCGCAGATGATCATCTCTGGCTACGCGGCGGGCAACGGCTTTTCGTCCGGCACGTTTGCCACGGCGGCCAACTCGTAACGGTCTCGCGCGGTCTCTTCCTCCCGGACGCGCGATAGAGCGCGGCGCTGGTGGTTTCCTCCCCCACCGGCGCCGCTGCTCTTTCAAAGGATTGAGCTATGGCCCGCCCCGTTTACTTCACGATGAACACGCAGACGTCTTCCCCGTGGAAGAACGTCGACTACCACGCCCAGCCGGTGAACCTGTCCATCGCGGTCACGGTGACGGGCACGATCAATTACAGCGTCGAACTGACATACGATCGGTTCTGGGATTCTCCCGATCCGAGTTCGTGGTCGCCGGTTACTGGCTCGGCCACCGTCGTCGCTGACCCTGTGCTGACTTCGCAGACCACAAGCGGTCAAACCACAATCAATGATCCGATCACGGGCTGGCGCGTCACCGTCAACTCGGTGAGCGGCGGATCGATTGCCGTCAAGGGCATTCAGGCCGGGATAGTTGGGTGATCCGATGGCAGGCGCAAACGCAGACAAGGTAATGCTGATCGGAGTGGACGGCGCCACGCTGGCGTCGGCTACCAACCCGGTCCCGGTCACGCTGGAAGCGAGCGGCGGCGCATCCCACGTGATCGTCGACTCCGGCACGCTGACCGCCGTCACGGCCATCACCAACGCGCTGCCGGCTGGTCAGAACGCCATCGGCAACGTCGGCGGCAAGACGACCACGGTCACGGTCACCCCGACCGTCACGGCGACCAACTCCTACGGCGCCAACTATGTGGTCGGCGGCCTTCTGACCTTCGCCAACATGTTCACGTCCACCGGCTCTGGCGTGATCCAGTCGGCATGGGTGACCTGCAAGAAGATCGAGACCAGCGGCTTCACGCTGTTTATCTTCAACGCCAATCCGTCCAACACGACGTGGACCGACGCCTCGGTAGCGGCGATCAACGCGGCCGACGTGGGCAAGGTGGTGGCGGCCATCCCGCTCAGTTCGTCGAATGCCCTCGGCACCGATACCACGGCCTATGCCTACGGGCTGGGGCTGGCGGTCAATGTCGCGGCGACCTCGCTGTATGCGGTGCTCCTGTCGAACGCCACGTTGACCAACCAGTTCGCGTCCACATCGGACGTGACCGTGTCCATCTCCGTACTGGCGGACGCCTGACGCATGGGGACTGTCGGAACCGGCCGCGCCCTTCTGTCGGGGCTGATCCCCGGCTGGGTGCGGGCGAGCTATGGCGTGTTCGGCACCATGCCGGACCTGGCGCTGCAGTTTGCCAACGGTCGCGGCTGGCAGCGTGGCTTGGGGCAGGGCTCGGCGAGATCATTCCTGACCATCAGCCGGGCCTCGACCGCCTATGAGGATGACACCTCGGGCAACTGGTATTCGTTCGCCTCGGGGCTGATGCGGGTCACCAACAAGGGCGCGCTGATCGAGGAGGCGCGAACGAACGGTATCCGCGACAACTCCATGCAGAATGCGGCGGCAGGGACGCCGGG